AAAAAATGAATTTCGATAAGTTTAAGTGGGTATAAACTTATAGAAATTCATTTTTTATTTAAGGTAAAAATTTAAAGTAAAATATTATTTTACATAATAATAACCTTATAAATTTTGAAATTACTTATCTTTGTGTTAAAATAAGTAAAATGCACATATTAGAGCTAAGTTTTTAAGTAAATAAACAAAATGAAAATATAAATATTAAGGAGATTTGGTATATGAATGTTTATGAAAAAGGTAATGGAGTTATACTAGAAGGAGTAACAGATTTTGACCCAGTACATATATTTGAGTGTGGTCAATGTTTTAGATGGCACAAACAAGAAGATGGCTCATACACTGGAGTTGCAAAGGGGAGAATATTAAATGTCAAAAAAGAGAATGATAAAATATATTTAAATAATACTAATTTAAAGGAGTTTAACAGCATTTGGTATAATTACTTTGATTTAGGAACTGATTATACAGAAATAAAGAATAAGCTAAAAAATATGGATGAATATTTAAATAAGGCTACTGAATTTGGATGGGGAATAAGAATATTAAGACAAGATGGATGGGAAATGCTTATATCATTTATAATTTCCTCTAATAATAGGATTCCTATGATACAAAGAGCTATAGAAAATTTATCAAGAAAATTTGGTAAGTATATAGGTGAATATGAAGGTAATGAATACTATGCATTCCCAACACCAGAAGAACTAAATAAGGCCTCACAAGAGGAAATAAGAGCATGTCAAACAGGTTTTAGAGATAAGTACATAAAAAGTACTACACAGGCAGTTATAGAGAATAATGATGAGGTATCTGAATATACAAATTTAAGTACTGAGGATTGTAGAAAAGAGCTTTTAAAATTTAATGGAGTAGGACCAAAAGTATGTGATTGTATTGCATTATTTGGTATGCAAAAATATGATTCTTTTCCAGTTGATGTTTGGGTTAAGAGAGTTATGCAAGAATTTTATATAGATGAAGACATGAGTTTACCTAAAATGAGAACTTATGGAATCGATAAATTTAAAGAAATGTCTGGATTTGCTCAACAGTACTTATTTTACTATGCAAGAGAACTCGGTATAGGAAAATAAATTAAGGGGGAGAAATTATGGGAGTAATAGGAACAATATTTCTGTTCTATTTAATTATATCATATCTAGCTGGAGCCATAATTTCTGTGATTATATTACTTGAAAATAGAGACCCTGCAAAAACAATGTCTTGGTTATTGATGTTTATTATATTTCCAGGTGTAGGTTTAATGATATATGCTATTTCAGGTAGAAATATTAGAAAAAGAAAATTATTTAAGACTCAAAAACTAGCTAATAATATAAAAGAAAAGAAACTATTTGATACATTAGAAAAGATAACAGAAATAGTTGAATTAGAAAAAGAATCTATAAAACAAAATAAGCTTTTAAGAGATGAAGAGGATGGTAGTTATAGAAAAAGGGTAATAAATATGTTATTAAAGACTGGTATGTTTCCCTTTACTAAAAATAATAAAGTGGATGTGTTTGTAGATGGAAATGAAAAGTTTAAAAGACTTATAGAAGATATAAGAGAAGCTAAAGACCATATTCATTTAGAGTACTTTATCATCAAAGATAGTGAAATAGGTAGGTTGTTAAAAGAAGAACTTATAAAAAAGGCTAAAGAAGGCATTAAGATAAGAATTTTATATGATGATGTAGGATGCTGGAGATTTTGGTTTAATAGAAAATTTTTCCGAGAAATGAGGGAAGTAGGTATAGAAATTGCAGCATTTTTACCTACAAAATTTCCTATAATAGGAGGGAAATTAAACTATAGAAATCACAGAAAAATTGTTGTTATTGATGGAATAATTGGATATACAGGTGGAATAAATATAGGAGATGAATATCTAGGCAAAAATGATAAGTTTGGATATTGGAGAGATACTCATATTAGGATTAAGGGTATTTCTGTATACATGCTTCAAATGACATTTCTGATTGATTGGTATTATACAACAAAAGAAGTATTAGTAACTAAAAATTATTTTCCAAGTGTAGGGAATATTGGTGAAAGTATGATACAAGTTGTTGCGAGTGGTCCAGACAGTGATTGGGAAGATATTCATTATGCTTATTTTTCTGCAATATGTCAGGCTAGAAAAAATGTTTATATAGAAACTCCATATTTTATTCCAGATGAAAGTCTACTAAAAGCTATAAAGAGTGCTGCTCTTAGTGGAGTTGATGTGAGAATAATATTTCCTAAAATTGCAGACCACAAGATAGTAAATATAGCATCTTATTCATATTTTGAAGAAATATTGAGAGCAGGTGGTAAAGTTTATTTATATAATAAAGGATTTATACATTCTAAAGTCGTAATAATAGATGATAAAATTGCTTCTGCAGGTACAGCTAATATGGATTTAAGAAGTTTTATGCTTAACTTTGAAGTAAATGCATTTATCTATGATGAAGAAGTTATTAGAGTAATGACAGATGATTTCTTTGAGGATTTAAGTCACTGTGAAGAACTTAATTTGGAGGTATTTAAGAATAGAAATATCATACAAAAAATCAAAGAATCTGTAGCAAGATTATTTTCACCAATATTATAAAAAATTATTAAAAAAGGTATTGAAAATTATGTGTGATTGGTATATTATAATAATTGTTAGCACTCTATTAGGTAGAGTGATAATAAATAAAAAGTATATATATAAATCTACATATATAAGTAGTATTAATTTAAAAATAACTAAAAACATAGGCGAACTAGTCTATACTTAATATTTTAGGAGGCGTGAATAATGAAAATAAGACCATTAGCTGACAGAGTAGTAATTAAAAAAGTAGAAGCAGAAGAAAAAACTGCAAGTGGAATAGTTTTACCAGGAGCAGCTAAAGAGCAACCTCAAATAGCTGAAGTTGTAGAAGTTGGACCAGGTGGAATAGTTGAAGGGAAAGAAATAAAAATGGAATTGACAATAGGAGATAAGGTTATATTCCAAAAATATTCTGGAACAGAAGTTAAGATAGAAGGACAAGAATACACAATACTAAGACAGAGTGATGTATTAGCTGTTATTGAATAAATATAGAATAAATTTATTAGGAGGGGTTTAAAATGGCTAAAGAAATTAAATTTTCAGAGGAAACAAGAAGAGCTTTAGAAGCTGGTGTAAATAAATTAGCAGATACAGTAAAAGTAACATTAGGACCTAAAGGAAGAAATGTTATATTAGATAAAAAATTTGGTTCTCCACTTATAACTAATGATGGAGTAACTATAGCAAAAGAGATAGAGTTAGAAGATAGATTTGAAAATATGGGTGCTCAATTAGTTAAAGAAGTAGCAACTAAAACTAATGATGTAGCTGGAGATGGTACTACAACTGCTACAGTTTTAGCACAAGCTATAATAAGAGAAGGTTTAAAGAATGTAACAGCAGGGGCTAACCCAATACTTTTAAGAAAAGGAATACAAAAAGCAGTAACAGTAGCAGTAGAAGAATTAAAAAATCAATCAAGAATAGTAGAAACACAAGAGGCTATATCTCAAGTTGCTTCTATATCTGCTGGTGATGAAGAAGTTGGAAAATTAATAGCAGAAGCTATGGAAATCGTAGGTAAAGATGGAGTTATAACTGTTGAAGAGTCTCAAACTATGAATACTGAATTAGATGCTGTTGAAGGTATGCAGTTTGATAGAGGATTTGTTTCTGCATATATGGTTACAGATGTAGATAAAATGGAAGCAGTTTTAAATGACCCATATATATTAATTACTGATAAAAAAATATCTAACATACAAGAATTATTACCAGTTCTTGAACAAATAGTTCAACAAGGTAAAAAGTTATTGATAATAGCTGAAGATGTAGAAGGTGAAGCATTATCTACATTAGTAGTAAATAAATTAAGAGGAACATTTGATGTAGTAGCAGTTAAAGCTCCAGGCTTTGGAGATAGAAGAAAAGAAATGCTTCAAGATATAGCAATACTTACAGGTGCTCAAGTAATATCAGAAGAATTAGGTTATGATTTAAAAGAAGCTGATTTATCTATGTTAGGTAGAGCTTCATCTGTTAAGGTAACTAAAGAAAATACTACAATAGTAGATGGTTCTGGAGATAAAAAATCTATAGAAGATAGAGTAACTCAAATTAAACATCAAGTAGAGCAAACTACTTCAGATTTTGATAGAGAAAAATTAATGGAAAGATTAGCTAAACTTGCTGGAGGAGTAGCTGTTGTAAAAGTTGGAGCTGCTACAGAAGTAGAGTTAAAAGAAAGAAAGTTAAGAATAGAAGATGCCCTTAATGCAACTAGAGCAGCTGTAGAAGAAGGAATAGTAGCTGGTGGAGGAACTGCTTTTGTTAGTGTTATACCAGCAATAGGAACACTAATTGAGAGTTTAGAAGGCGAAGTTAAACTAGGTGCTCAAATAGTTAAAAAAGCGTTAGAAGAGCCATTAAGACAAATAGCTATAAATGCTGGTCTTGAAGGTGCTGTAATTGTGCAAAATGTTGTTAATTCTGAAGCAGAAACTGGATTTGACGCATTGAATGAAAAATATGTAAATATGATAGAAGCTGGTATAGTTGACCCAACTAAAGTTAGTAGAAGTGCTTTACAAAATGCTGCATCAATAGCAAGTACTTTCTTAACTACTGAAGCTGCTGTTGCTGACCTTCCTGAAAAAGAAGATGCAGGAATGCCAGGAATGGGTGGCGGAATGCCAGGTATGATGTAATTTAAAAAATTTAAAATATAAATTTTAATATAAAGAACTATTTCGACTTAGATTTTAAACTCTAAGTTGAAATAGTTCTTTTGTATATATCTAATTTTTGTATATTTATAAATTCAATACACATATTTAGATAATCAGTATCTAGTTTGTAATAATATTTTAGAGTAGTATTGTTATTTTTTAGGTTATGATTTTAGATATATATTAATTAAGGTATAATTGTTGATAGAGAATAAATCAAATTTAAAAGGATGCGATAATATGGACTTAAGAAAATTGCTTGAAGAAGTTAAAAATGAAAATATTGATATAGATTTTGCGTTAGAAAAGTTAAAAGATTTACCTTATGAAGACATTGGATATGCAAATATAGACCATCATAGAGAATTAAGAAATGGGTATCCGGAAGTTATTTATTGTGAAGGTAAGAGTGATGAGCATATTTTAGGGATTATTGATAAAATGAATCAAAAAAGTTCTAACATATTGGGGACAAGGTGTAGAAAAGAAACTTTTCTGAAAATTAAAGAAATCTATAATCATGCTGAGTACGAAGAGTTGTCTAAAATTCTTAAGATTCAAAATCATGATATAGAGAATATAGGAAAAGGTAAAATTGTGATTGCTACAGGGGGAACTTCTGATATACCAGTAGCAGACGAAGCCTACCATACAGCTAAGTTTTTAGGCAATGATGTTGATAGAATATATGATGTTGGAGTGGCAGGTATACATAGGCTTTTAAATAAAAGACATAAAATAGATAGTGCTAGAGTAATAGTAGCCGTTGCAGGTATGGAAGGTGCTCTTGCAAGTGTAATTGGTGGACTGGTTGATGTTCCAGTAATAGCTGTTCCAACTTCTGTTGGATATGGAGCAAATTTTGGAGGATTAGCAGCATTACTAGCTATGTTAAATAGCTGTGCATCTGGAATATCTGTTGTAAATATTGATAATGGATTTGGAGCAGGATATTTAGCAGCAATGATAAATAAATTGTAAATACATTGATATAAATTAAACAAAACTATATAATAAAATTTAATTTCTATTATATTTTTACTATTAAAATTGAGGAGACATATATGAGTGAAAAAATACTTTATTTTGATATAATAAGCGGTATATCAGGGGATATGACCCTTGCAAGTTTATTAAATTTAGGTGTGCCTAAGGAAATTTTTTTGGAGGAAATTCATAAACTAAGAATGAGCGATGAATTTAATATAAACATCAGCTCGAAAACTGAAAATGGAATAGTAGGTACAAAAGTAGAAGTAATTACAAAAGAAAAACATACGCATAGAAATTTAGTGGATATATTTGAGGTTATAGATAAAAGCACTCTAAACGAAAATGTAAAATTTAAAGCAAAAAAAATATTTATGGTAATTGGAGAAGCAGAAGCAAAAGTTCATGGAACTACAATAGACAAGATACATTTTCATGAGGTAGGGGCTATAGATTCAATTGTAGATATAGTAGGAGCTTCTATATTAGTTGACTTACTTTGTGTAGATAAAGTTTGTGCTAGTACAGTGTCTGTTGGTTCAGGATTTGTAAAATGTGAACATGGAATTATACCTATACCTGCACCTGCAACTATAGAAATTTTAAAAGGTGTGCCAATTAAATTAAATAATGTAAATGGAGAATGTACAACTCCAACAGGAGCTGCAATCATAAAAGTCTTGTGTGATGAGTTTGTAGATGAGTTTGAATTTTCTCCAAAGCAAATTGGATATGGTATAGGTCATAAGAAGTTTGAAGTGCCAAATATACTCAGAACTGTATTAGGTGAAAAAAAAAAGAAGAATTAATTTATGAAATTAGTGCAAACATTGATGATATGTCTTCAGAAATCTATTCTTATTTGTATGAAAAAATATTAGATGAGAAAGCATTAGATATTTATACAGAGAGTATTTATATGAAGAAGAATAGACCAGCAACAAAAGTATCAATTTTATGTAATGAATCAGATTTAGAAAAATTTATTAAAATATTACTTTTAGAAACTAGTACTTTTGGAGTGAGATATAATGCATATAATAGAGAAATTCTAGAGAGAAAATTTGTAAAATTAGATACAAAATATGGAGTGGTTACAGTAAAACTAGGGTATTATAAAGGAAAACTAGTCAAGGCTACTCCAGAATATAATGAATGTAAAACTATAGCAAAAAATGAAGATATTCCTATAAAAAAAGTGTTTGCTGATATAAATTTTAGAATAAAAGAAGAATTTAGTGAAAACTTATTGACATAAGTAATAAATTTTGATAAATTAATATTCAGCCTTATTAAATAAAAGTAAACAGAAAAAAATATATAAAATATAAACTCACTCGTATATGCTCAGAAATATGGTCTGAGAGTCTCTACCAAGATACCGTAAATATCTTGACTATGAGTGAAATTATTATACCAAAAGACCTAGTTAAGTAAATGTGTAGGCTGAGTTAAACTCCCTATGTGTTGGCTATAAGATAAAGGTATTTTGGAAGCCTGTATAGTAATTTCACTTTTGCTAGAAATTATGGAAGTTACTATACAGGTTTTTTGTGTAAAAAGATTTAATATAATTTAGACTGTATTGTGTTAAAATAAATATATAAAAACTATATTATACAAGGAGAGATGTAAATTTATGAAACATGAATTAGTACTTGTAATAGATTTTGGAGGACAATATAATCAGTTGATAGCTAGAAGAGTTAGAGAAAACAACGTATATTGTGAAATACTTCCATGTACTGCAAGCATAGAAAGAATAAAAGAAAAAAATCCTAAAGGGATAATATTTACAGGCGGTCCAAATAGTGCGTATTTAGAAGATTCTCCAACAATATCAAAAGAAATATTTGAACTAGGAGTACCAATACTTGGAATATGCTATGGTATTCAAATAATGTCTCATGTATTGGGTGGAGTTGTAAGAAAAGGTAATAAACAAGAAAAAGAATATGGAAAAACAGCTATAACTTATGGAAAATCATCATTATTTGAAGGAATAACTACAAATAGTGTATGGATGAGTCATACAGATTTAATAGAAAAAGTTCCAGAAGGATTTACTATAGTTGCAAATACTAATGATTGTCCAGTAGCAGCTATGGAAAATGTAGAACGAAACCTATATGGAGTTCAATTCCATCCAGAGGTAGAACACTGTTTGGAAGGGGACAAGATACTTACAAACTTCTTATATAATATTTGTAAAGTAAAAGGTGACTGGACTACAGATTCATTCATAGAAGATAAAATAAAAGAATTAAAAGAAAAAATAGGCGATAAAAAAGCTTTATGTGCTTTAAGTGGAGGAGTTGATTCTTCTGTTGCTGCAGTTCTTATTCATAAAGCAATTGGGGACAACTTAACTTGTATATTTGTTGACCATGGTTTACTTAGAAAAAATGAAGGAAATGATGTAGAAAGAATATTTAGAGAGAAATTTGATATAAATTTAATAAGAGTTAATGCAGAAGATAGATTCTTATCTAAATTAAAAGGAGTTTCTGAACCAGAAGCTAAGAGAAAAATAATAGGTGAAGAATTTATAAGAGTATTTGAAGAAGAATCAAATAAATTAGGAAAAATGGATTTCTTAGTACAAGGAACAATCTATCCAGATGTTATAGAAAGTGGACATGGAAATGCTGCTACTATAAAGTCTCATCATAATGTTGGTGGAATCCCAGAAGATGTAGACTTCCAAGAAATTGTAGAACCATTAAGAGAGTTATTTAAGGATGAAGTTAGAAAAATAGGATTAGAGCTTGGTATAGAAGAAGGATTAATATTTAGACATCCTTTCCCAGGACCAGGTCTAGGAATAAGAGTTATAGGTGATGTAACTAAAGAAAAATGTGATATATTAAGAGAAGCTGATGCTGTTTATATGGACGAGCTTAGAAAAGCAGGTTTATACAGAGAAATATGGCAAGCTTTTGCAACATTACCAGATGTTAAGACTGTTGGAGTTATGGGTGATGAAAGAACATATGCTTATTTAGTTGGTTTAAGAGCAGTTACTTCTTCTGATGGAATGACTTCTGACTGGTATAAGATGCCTTATGATGTATTAGAAAGAATTTCTAATAGAATAATAAATGAAGTTGATGGAGTAAATAGAGTAGTTTATGATATAACTTCTAAGCCTCCTGGAACTATTGAATGGGAATAGTAAATAAAAAAGTCGTAAGCCTTGTATTTTCAAGGTTTGCGACTTTTAAAAAAATCTTTGTGATACTAAAATGATACTATATATTTAAATTATCTAGTTTTTGGGCAACTTCAAGTTGCTTATTTGGGTATAAATGTGAATATGTATTCCAAGTTGTTTCTACTTTTTCATGCCCCAATCTTTCTGCTATAGTTAATATATTTACATCCATATTTACCAATAACGACGCATGAGAATGTCTCAAATCATGCACTCTAATTCTTTTTACATTAGATAACTTACAGCATCTATCTAGCTCTTTAGAAAGATAACTTTTAGCAAATTTAAATATTCTTTCATTATCTTTTAAGTCATATAGCTTAGATAGATAATCTTTTATATTATTATATAAGAAATGTGGGATAGGGACAACACGTTTACTTTTAGGAGTTTTAGGAGAAGAAACAATATCCTCTCCATTTAGTCTTATGTAGCTTTTTTCGACGCTTATTTTATTTTCGAAAATATCTTTTGGAGTAAGAGCTAACAACTCTCCTAGTCTAAGACCTGTCCAAAATAAAATTTCAAATGCTAGTCTAGGTTCTGATTTCTTTTCAAATTCAATAAATTTTTTAAACTCTTCTAATGTCCAAAAGTTCATTTCATCTGCGTTTTTTTTACCGATAGAACCTGCCAAATGAGCAGGATTAGAAGGCAAGTTATAATATTTAACTGCATAATTTAATACAGCAACAAGCTGGTTGTTTATCGTTTTAATATATGTTTGGCTATAATCACTTTTTAATAATTCATTTTGCCATCTTCTTATATGTGTTGCAGTAATTTCATTTATTTTTAGACTTTTAAAAAAAGGTAAAATTCTAAAGTTTATTAAATACTTTTTAGTTTCTAATGTAGATAATTTTAATCTAGAAGACATATCGTGCATGTATTCTTCTATGAGACTTTCAAAACTCATATCAGTACTCATTTTAGATTTATTCAAAAATTCTCTTTCAAACTCTAGAGCTTCTTTTTTAGTTTTAAAACCTCTCTTAATTTTCTTTTTCCTATCCCCATCGAAGTCTGTAAAATAAAAGCTAGCATACCAACTTTTTCTTTGTTCGTCTTTGTAAGCAGGCATTTTAGACACCCCCAATTATGTCATTTTAATATTACAATAATTATAACATGTTAGATATGCTATCTAAATAATTGTTTTATTTTCCTCTTCTTTTTATTTCTTGAAGCTTGTAATATTTACACAGTTCTAAGAAGTCTTCTTCTAGTGCTATAGATAAGTCTAATATCGTAGATATACCTATATCTTTGTACTCTTGATTTTCTAGTTTTGATATATAACTTCTGTTACGTCTCATTTTTTCTGCTAATTCTAGTTGTGTCATTCTTTTCTTTTTTCTTAATTTTTTCAACATTTATTAAAATCCACCTTTTAATTATTTTTATGACATTTTTATAATTAATAGTTTGTGTAATTTCTTGTAAAAAATGTTCCTCATTAGAACATTTTTTGGTGGAAAAATGTGTTAAAATGTAGTTAAGAAATTAAAAGCAAAAAGCACTATAACAATAGTGCTAAGATGGTAGAGTTTAAAGAAAAAATAAATTTTATTTAAAAATCTATAAATACAAAATGAACAATTTGTAAATTAAATCTGCAAATAATGTAAAAAAAATGCGAAAAAATTTTTTAAATTAAAATTATGTAAAATAAAGTTAGTCGACTAATTAAAAATATAGATAATAGAGATAATATAAATAATACAGATAATCTGAAACACTTGGAAACACTAGAGATAAAAAATAGAAGTTCATTTTTAAAATCAAAACTAAAATCTCTATATTAGTCAAGTTGCAAGATAATATAAATTTATATATAATATATTTACAAAGAAAATTTTAGAAATTTTAAATATTATATTTGTTGAAATAAATACATCAAGTCTATAAGTTAAGGAATTTTTATACCATTTTTTACGAACATAAGTTCTGAAAAGGGATATAAAATATAGTATTATAAAAAGAAGGTGATTGGCTAAATATTTTACATATTTAAGGGGCAAGGAATAAATATTATAAATTATAAGAGGGTGACGCAAGTGGGAAATTCAGATTGTTCTAAAATGTTGGCATTTTATGAAATTATGAAAATGTTAGAGACTATTGATGAAGCTAAATTTTATAATTGTAAAGAAGAAATAAAGTCAGAGTTTAAGCATATAAAAAAAGAGGATTGAATCCTCTTTTTTTATATATTTTTATGCTTATTCTTTATTTTTAGTATTTTGCTCCTCCAAAAAAAGTTTTGCTATCTTTAAAGCTTTATTTTTAGAATCATCATCAAGTTCACTAAAAATATCAAGTATTTCTTTCATGTCATCAGATGGATTTAGCTTTTTAATAAGTTCTTTTTCTGTGATATTAGAAATATTAATTTTGATATTAGTTCTACCTAATAAATAGTCAGTTGATATATCTAAAGTATCAGCTATATGTCTCACAACATCAAGCGCTGGGCTTCTTTTACCAGTTTCATATCCGTTATAAGTGTTTGCTGGTAAACTTAATTTATTAGCCATCTCTTTTTGCATTAATCCGAGTTCTTCTCTCTCTTCTCTTAATCTTTTAGAAAATATATTGCTTTCATCTTTATACATTGTAATTGTCCCCCTCTTAAAAACTATAACGAATGTAATTACTCTTATTCTACTACAAAATACGCATTTTGTGATTTTAATTCGCAAAAAGGAAGAAAAAAACAAAAAACGTATTGACAATTCACAAAACGGAGTATATTATATAAATATAGAAACTTCAAATTGAGAATAAAAGGAGTGATATATATTGAAAAATTATATATTGAAATCTCTTAGAGTAAGACAAGGATTGAGACAAAGAGATTTAGCAAAAATATTAGGAATGAATCCCAGTACTTATTCAAGTAAAGAAAATGGCGATAGGCGATTCACAGTAAGTGAAGCAATAAAAATATCAGATTTTTTTAATACAGATTTGAGAGATATTTTTTTAAATAAATAATTCGCGAAATGTGAATAAAAAGGAGGTAGATAAACATGAATAACTTACAAGTAATAGAAAGAAATAATGAGAGAGTTCTAACTACACAGCAATTAGCAGATGTTTATGAAACCGATGTAAACAATATACAAACTAACTTTAATAGAAACAAAGAGAGATTCAAAGAGAATGTACACTATTTTTTATTACAAGGTGAGTATTTGAAAGAATTTAAGAACCAACCTACTAATAGTCAGTTGGTTTCAAAACATTCTAGTCAATTATATCTTTGGACTGAAAGAGGAGCAAACAGACACTGCAAAATATTGGATACTGACAAAGCTTGGGAACAGTTTGATAACTTAGAAGAAACATATTTCAAAGTTAAGCAACATAAGCCAACTTGTATAGAAGATGTATTAATAGAAAGTTTAAAAGAAATGAAAGATTTAAGACTTCAAGTTAATCAAGCAAATAGCATTGCTTTAGAAGCAAAGACAGAGGTTGAAACAATAAAAGATGTAGTTTCATTAGACTCAAATAGTTGGAGAACAAATACACATCAACTAATTGCAAGAATAGCAAAAAAACAAGGTGGTTTTGAACATATAAATATGCTTAGAACAGAAAGTTATGAATTATTAAATAAGCGATTTGGAGTTGATTTGCATAGAAGATTAATTAATAAAAGAAGAAAAATGGCAGAAGAAGGTGTATCTGAATCTAAAAGAGAGAAAGTTAACAATCTAGATGTAATACAAGATGATAAGAAACTCATAGAAGGGTATGTTGCTATTGTAAAAGATATGGCTTTAAAATATGGAATATCAAGTGATTTAAGCAAAAATTAAGTTAAATCACAACAGCACTTTGAAAACTAAATATAAAATATTTTAAAGGAGCAAGTATATGAAAAATAAAGAAAAAGAAATATTCATTAGAGGAATTTTAATTGAAATCTTTTATTTTTTAGGAATTGTATTTAGTAATACTTTTTTTAAATAATAAATAGAAGGGGTAGGTGAAATACCAACTCCCCAAATCAAAATAACACTTTGGAAGTTAAATATAGAATATTCAAAAGAGGTGATTAGATGGAAATAGAGCAAACAACAATACGCCTGCTAAAAAGCAGACGAAAGTTGAATATTAATTTCTATTTTGGTTAGGCGAAAGACCTAACAAAAAATCTGTAGATACATTAAGTTTGTTAGAAATTAATATTAAAGTTTCTATATTTGGCTCTCTTGAACCCGATTCATAATATTGATATGCACGTTCTGAGATACCAAACAAACTAGCAAATTGCTTTTGAGTCATATTCATTTGCTTTCTTACTAGCTTAATATTATCTTTGAATTTAGTCATAACTACACGCTCCAATAAAAAAATAAATAAATTTCTTGACACGAACAATATTAGCGTGTAATATATAAAACATAGCACGAACAATATTGGCGTGTTAAATAAAAAGGAGAGGGTGAAAATAAATAACAATTTAAAACTACAACGTGAAAAAGTTGGCTTAACGCAATTAGAGGTTGCTCAAAAAGCCAAAATAACAGAGAGAAGCTATCAATATTATGAAGCTGGCGAACGTCTCCCAAACATTCGTACAGCTTTAAAGATAGCTAGAATTTTAAATACTAATTGTGAAAAACTCTTTAATGAATAATAGCATAAAAGGACTCAGATTACAAGAAAGGAGCTTTAGATATGAATAATTTGCAACTTAACAATAAAAATACAATAACAACATTAGAAATTGCTGATATGTTAGAAATCAGACACTGGGAAGTCTTAAGGAAATTAGAAGGAACAGAAAAAACAAAAGGAATTATTGATATTCTTAACGACAACAATTTTGTTGTGGTTGATTACTTTATAAAATCAACATATTTGGATTCAAAAAATGAAAGTAGACCTTGCTATAATGTAACAAAATTAGGTTGTGACTTTCTAGCAAATAAATTTACTGGAGAAAAAGGTATTATTTTTACAGCCAGATATGTAAGAAGATTTAATGAAATGGAACGAGTATTAAAAGAACAACAACCTAAACTACCAACTACATACAAAGAAGCATTGCAACAGTTATTAATAGAAGTTGAAGAAAAAGAGCAATTACAATTAGAAAATCAAGAAAAAGATAAGGTAATCCAGTTACAACAACCAAAAGTATTATTTGCTGATTCGGTAGCATCTTCTAATGACTCAATATTAATTGGAGAACTTGCCAAATTACTTAAACAAAACGGGATTGATACTGGTGAGAAAAGGTTGTTTGCATGGCTTAGAGATAATGGCTACTTAATAAAACGTAAAGGTGAGGATTACAATACACCAACTCAAAAAAGTGTAGATTTGGGAGTTATAGAAACTAAGGAAGGTGCAAGAGTTCATCCAAACGGATATATAAGTGTAACTAAAACACCAAAAATTACTGGAAAAGGTCAAGTTTATTTCATTAATAAGTTTAAAAGTAGTAAACAGTTATCAATGTTAAGCTAAATCATAACAGTACCTTGAAAACTAAATACAGAATATTTTGAAATATATTATTAATTAATTATTAACTAGGAGGTTAAATGCATGAAAAATAATACAAGCGATTCAAGAGTAAAATATTTTTGCAAGTGTCCATATTGTGGGTTTGATAATGAGGTAGAAGTTAAAAAAGGATTGAAGCCTAAGATATGTTGCATATGTACAAAAGAAGTTGAGTATGAAAAACTGGAGCAACAAAGTGCTTTGGAAAATACAGAATATTTTGAAAGTAGGTGTATTGTATGGCAAAAGCAGTAGCTAAAGAACAATTGTTTTATAGGGCAAAAGATATAGCTAAGATTTTAGATGTATGTGAAGCAACCGCTTATAAAATAATTGGAGAATTAAATAAAGAATTAGAAAAAGAAGGTTGGAAGACCTTTCCTGGAAGGGTATCAGTAACTTATTTCAAAGAAAGATATTGTTATAAAACAAAAAAAGGGGCATAAAAAATGCTATGAGAGTAGCTAAAGATATGTTTCCTAAAGTAATTGTATAAAGAGGAAGGGGGTGATTTAGTTGAGTGTAAAGGTGCTAATAGATTATGTACAGTTTTGTAAGCAATACAATAAGAAAGCAAGTTTTGAAGGTCTTAAAAAATACAATAAGGGGGTAGTGATATGAAAGTACTTGAAGTAAATTTTCCTACAGAAGTGCTTAAAGTAGGCAAAGCAATAAGAGTAACATGTGAAAGAATTAGTTTTGAAAGCGATTGTATAATAATTCATTCACATGAATTTGAATTAACAGTAGTCTATTTTGATAAAGAATTAGATGATTTAGTGCAATCATCTATAACAATAGAAGATGCAATAGGCCATGATTGCTGTATTGAAATATTAAATTAAGGGGGATTAATCATGAAAAGTTTAATTATAGTGAGAAATGCAGTAGAGCAACAACTAAATAGAGCTAATTTAGAAATAAATAAAAATGAGGAACTTTATACAAAACTTAGAAAAAAAGAAAAAAGAGATATATCAGATGAAATAGAGCTAAGTAATGCTTTAAGAGAAAAAAGTGTGAACGAAAGATTAAAAATATTTGCTGAGTCATTACTAAAAATTATAGATACACAAATTGAAATAAAAGAATATGAAGAAAGCGAAGATTACAAGATATTTCAATTAATTTCAGAAGAACTTGAAAGAGATAAACCTATAGATGTTCAGATATAAGAAAAGAGCCTATAGCGAGGCTCAATTCAAAAATAGAAGTAAAAAATTTAATTAAGCTAATTATAGCACAAACGGAGGGAAATTATGAGTACTTTATATGAATTAACTACAGATTTATTAGAAATAGAAGAAGGTTTAACAGAAACAACAGGAAATGAAGCTGAAAAACTAGAGGAAATAAAAGAAATAATAAAAAAAGAGATACAAAATAAAAACACTAGAATCATATCAGTAATAATAAATATTGATAGTGATATAAACTCTATAGATTCAGAAATTAAAAGATTACAAGAGTTAAAAAGGGTCAAAAAGAATACTCTTGATAGATTAAAAAACAATATAAAAGACTGTATGGAACTACTTGGTACTAAAAAGGTAGAAACAGTTTTAGGAAATATAAGTATAAGAAAGTCAGCGGGTAGCTTAGTCATAGAAGATGAAGAAAAGATACCTGGTATATATAAAACAGTAGAGCAAGTTATAAAAGTAGATAAAAATAGTATTAAAGACTTTATTAAAAAAGGTCATGAGGTTGAAGGTTGCAGGATTGAATATTCAACTACATTAATAATTCCAAAAGCTAAAAAAGAGGTGAATTAATATGAATAACAAGGCTTTAGAATTAGCAACATGTACTTTAGAATCAGGTCAAATACTTGACTATACAACAGTAAAAAATTACTTAGTAAGTGGAAATGGAAATGTAACAGACCAAGAAGTACTAATGTTTATAGAATTATGTAAGGCTCAAAAATTAAATCCATTTATAAAAGAAGCATATTTAATAAAGTTTGGTAATTCACCAGCAAATATAGTAGTTGGTAAAGATGTATTTGTAAAAAGAGCAAATAAAAATCCTAACTTTGAGGGTATGAAAGCAGGAATAGTAACTGTAAATAAAAATGGAGAAGTATTTGAAAGGGAGGGCAGTTTAAAGCTACCACAAGAAGAATTAATCGGTGGATGGTGTGAAGTATCAGTTAGAGGAATGAAGTTTCCTATAAAGTCTGTAGTGTCTTTAGAAGAGTATTCAAAGAGCCAAGCTACTTGGAAACAAATGCCTTGTGTGATGATAAGAAAATGTGCAATCGTTACAGCTTTAAGAGAAGCATTTCCAGAAGATTTACAAGGATTATATGATAGTGCAGAAATAAAGACTGTACCAGATAAATTACCTCAAAAGCCTATTGAAATAGGTAAGGCAAGTCCATCACAAAAACAAGGAATACTTAAGTTAGCATCAATGAAAGGTTTGTATGATTATGAGAATAAAAAAGATACGTCAAAGCTAGAGGAATTTTGTAAAAGTAATGGATTTGATTTAAAAGAACTAAAATTTGAAGAAGTAGATGAATTAATTGAATTACTAAGTGAATATGAACCAAAAGATGATTTTATAGATGCTGAGTTTGAAGAGGTGAAAGAGGATGAAGTTGAAGTAAGAGAAGAAGCTGAAAATATAGATTGCCAAATAAGTATGGAAGATAATATGAATTTTGAATAAGTAGGTGATAGAGTGCCAATTTTCAGACAGATATATACAAATTTTTGGACTGACCCAAAGATACAAGAAGAATTTTCAGTAGAGGATAAACTATTTTATATATACTTACTAACTAACCCTCATACTACTCAAATTGGAATATATACAATAACTAAAAAACAAATAGCTTTTGAAATAGGTTGGACTTTAGAATCTACAAATGCAGTTATGGATAGATTTATCAATCATCATCAACTTATAAATTATAATTCTGAAACTAGAGAAATAGCAATCAAGAATTGGGCTAAATATAATCTCAATAGAGCAGGAACACCAATGGAGAATTGTGTTAGAAAAGAATTAAGAGAGATTAAAGACAAGTCATTACTAATGCTAATTTATGAACATATAGAAAATAAGAAGTTCAAACAGATATTTGAAGAATATTTTGACGAACTCCGTAACGGTGTACGTAACGAAACTCGTGACGAGGGGAATAACAATAACAATAATAATAACAATAATAATAACAACAACAATAAAGAGGTTGCGGTGGTTGTGGATAAAATTAAAAAATACTTTGATTTAGAATCTAAGGACCTAGAAAAAATTGTTGATGTATTTATACATACAAATAAAGGGATTGACTATTTAGAGGAAAAATTGAGGTTGGTCAAAAATACGGAGAGTGTAAAAAGTGTTACAGGTTATCTCATAAAAGCATTACAAGAAGATTATAAGCCTATACCAAGTAAACATAATAAAAATAAATTTCATAACTTTAATCAGACTTTTGACCAATACACTGATAAAGAATTATGCGATATGGCTAATAGAGGTCAACTTGAAGAAAGTAAATTCGGTTAAATTAAGTATTCTAGGGAGTAATTATACAATATTACTTCCTAGAAGTTAAAAAATATTGGAGGTAAATAATATGAATGAATTAGTAAAAATAACGGATAAAGAAATAGCAAAATGTATAAAGTTACAAAAAGGATTTGCAAAGAAAAAAGATTACCCTCATTTTGCGCCAAAGGATGGGATTTGCTGTAGATGTGGAAGAAATATTTATCAAAACTATGAGATAAGGTTTTTTAAAGAAGCTAGAATCTCAAAAGGATATGCTAATATAGCTGGTAAAGAACTTATAACTGGATGCCCACATTGCAGTAGAACTTTCTGTGATTAAAAATACAAAAATTATTAGGGAGTTAATATAACTATTAACTTCCTAGAAGTTAAAAAATATTGGAGGGATAAAAGATGGAGTTAAAATTTAGAGAATGGAATAAAAATGGCAAAGAAATGTATAGTTATGATGAAATGATGTGCTATTCTAAAAATTTGCTTAGAGAGTGGGTTTATAGTGGTGTTTATTTACCAACAAGCAATGAAAATTTTGAGGTTATGATATACACAGGTTTGAAGGATTGTATTAGAAAAGAAATCTATGAGGGTGATATTGTTTCATACATCTTATCATTTGAAGAATTTATAGGAGAGGTAAAGTTTGAAGAAGGTTTCTTTGTAATAGATAATGAAATGCTAGGAGAAAACGTTGGGTTATTTCATGAAATTGCAGTGGTTAAAGTTATTGGCAATATATACGAAAATCCTGAGATGTTAGAAAAGATAAGAAAGCCTAAAGTATTGGAGGATTAGAAATGATAATAATTAGAAGTCAAGATAGATTAGATTTAATGAGAGTTAATAGAGTTGAAATATACGATAAACAAGTATTTGTAATATTTGAAGATGATGTCAAACGAATAGGTGTATATGAAAGTAATGAAAGAGCTATGCAAGTGTTAAATGATATACAGAAGTTTATTGAAAATGGAGTAAGAACAGATTATATAGATTCTTGTAGAGTTAGACATAATCAAGAGAAAGTATTTGAAATGCCAGTTGAATAAAAGGGGGAACTAAATATGGCTAAAGTTTGGGTAGATGCTGGAACATTTTTAGAAAGAACTAAGGATATAGAAGATATGTTTGAATTTAATCTAAGAAAAGTAAGAGATAGAAATAAAAAAGCAAATGTAATTGATTTGCGTGTAAATGATGAGGGGCAAGGAAGAAAAGGTAAAAAAGTAGAGTGTTTTAATATTGTGATTGGAGAAACTAAAGTATTTAATACTGCTGTTGAAGCAAGTAAATACGTATATTTTACAGATGTTTATATTGCTCATTTAGCAAGAACAGGAAAGACTACTAAAAATGGCTGGAAAGTTAGATATATTCAAGAGGTGGCAGATGGTATTAGCAAATGTGGAACAAGTAATTAAGTTAGCTGAAAAGATATTAAATAAGAAAAAGTGTTCTGTTAATAAAGCTATTGATATAGCTATAAAAATATTAAGTAAATATGAGTGCGAGGGGATGATTAGAAATGAGTTTAATTAAGTACAGAGGTTATGATTTTGAGAATGAGAAGTGGATTTATTCTGAAACAATAAAGTGGAGTGATGCAGTAGATTGTTTATTTATGCTAAAAGAGAATTGCGAATGGCAAAAAGTATCTAATGTTGGAGTATTCTCTAAATGTTGGTCTGGAAATAATGAAGAAATTTATGAGGGAGATATATTGAAAGAACCCTATAATACTAAAAATAAATATGAATATGGAATTGTAAGACAAGAAAATTATGCTCTTGAATTATATGTTGAATGGCATTATTTAAAGCAATTTGAAGGTAAATGGGAGGAAATTACAAGTAAAGCAACTATAATGAATAGCAAAAAATATGTAGTAGTTGGTAATGAATGCGAGAATTTGGAAGAAGTTAGAAAAGAATTTTTAGAGAGTAAGGAGAAACTTGAGAATGAAAATACAAATGCAGTTAACTAAAGATAAAGAGAGTTTCAAAGTTTGTGTAAATTCAGAAGAAGAAGAGTTAGAGAAATTGTTTGATGAACTTGTATCACAAATGTTAGCTTGTAGAAGAAAAAATAAGAAAGTTCAAGGAGATATTGAGAAATGAAATTAAAAGATATTATAAAACTTGGAGAAAAGTATTGTTATTGTCCTCATTGTGGTAATGACAAGATTGGAAGTAACGAAGGCAAATTAATAGTTGAAGAACACACATATTATAGAGAATGTTCTTGTGGATTTAGTATATTGATTGATGATAGAAAGGATGAGATATAATGAACATCTTGGCTAGTGTGCTACTGATAGGAATTAGTTTTGTTGTTGGTAGGGTTTATGAGTATAGATTGAATCTGAAAGAGTGTGAAAATTATGATAATATAGGAGGTTTTAAGAATGAATGATAGATTAGAAATGATAAATGCTTCTGTAAATTATATACAGATGATATGTGAAAGTTCAAATATAGCTATTATAGCAGAGCATGACCGAGTTAGAATATTGGATTTAGAAACTAAAGAAAAGTATGACCTATTAAGAAGTGAGGGGGATTAAAAAATGAGTAAAGTTATACAATGTGATTTCTGTAAGGAAATATTTGAAAAATATAATGGAGAATGTATTGAGCTATATAAAAAGGATTGTAGCAAAGGGGTGCTTGGGATAGATAAACACATATGCCCAACTTGTTATGAAAAATTCATTGAAGGAAAAATAGAGAAAGTAGAAAATGCTAAAAGATTTAAGGATAAATTAATAGACTTCTTGGTTGAGCATGAGGTTTGTGACTGTTGTGCTTGCGACTGTGTGTTTGATTCTAATGACGAAAAAAAATGCAAGGCAGGAATTAGAGAGTGGGTTGAAAGTGAGGTAGAAGAATAATATGGCAAAATTAATAGTTAGCATACCTTTAACTAAATATTTAAAAGATATAACTAAAGAATGGGGAGAAACTTATATAACTAAAACATATGGTGGGCATGTCTATTTAAGTGATGAAGCTCCAGGAGAAGTATTTAAAAAAGAAGATGATTTAAATTATATAGAGTTTAACGATTCTGATATTGTCATGAGATTACCTAAAGAAGTACATCAACATATAAATTTGAAAAAAGGTTGCAACAAGAATCTTAAAGATGTATTAAAAGAAATAAAAAAGATAGAAGAGAAAACAAATATATAGAAAATATCTAATTAAAACAGTTTAGAGAGTTGCAAAATATCTTTTAGTATAATTTATTGTTGAAGTGTTTTGTGACTCTCAAAAATGAAATAAAGGAGGCGTTGTATTGCTTACATTTTTAGATTTATTCGCAGGGATAGGTGGCTTTAGGCTAGGGATGGAAAAAGCAGGACATAAATGTTTGGGACATTGCGAATATGATAAATTCGCAAATTTAAGTTATAATGCCATGCACAAACCGAAGGAGGATGAATGGTTTGAAAGAGATATTAGAGAAATTAGAACAGAAAATATCCCAAGAGCAGATGTCTGGTGTTTTGGATTCCCATGTCAAGACATTTCTGTTGCAGGGAAACAATTTGGATTCAGAGGAGAACGTTCAAGTTTATTTTTTACAGTTACAAAACTTATTAGAGAACTCAAAGAAGAAGATAGACCCAAGTATTTACTTATTGAAAACGTTAAAAATCTACTTAGTGTTAATGGAGGATTTGATTTCCTCAAAGTTCTCGTTGAACTGGATGAAATCGGCTATGATGCAGAGTGGCAAGTTCTTAATTCTAAAAACTTCGGAGTACCCCAAAATAGAGAACGAATATTCATTGTTGGACATTTTAGAGGACGAAGTACACGAAAAGTATTTCCTATCGAAAGAAAAAGTGGAAAAAATCTTGAGCAACTAAATAATCCAACTCATAGTACAAATAGAATTTATGATGCAGTTGGAATTGCTAGATGTATTAGAAGTCAGGCAGGAGGTGGAGGTGCTAAAACAGGTCTATACTTTATAGACTTAAATAAAAACTCTAAAGTAACAATAAATGCTAGATGCCTTAAAGCAAAATATAATGCAGGTGTGACAAATAGAAATTGTGATAATAGTGGAGTTTTAGTTAATGCAGTTTTAACGCCCGATAGGGTAAATAAAAGACAAAATGGTCGTAGAATTAAAGAAAGCGGAGAACCAATGTTCACATTGACAGCTCAAGATAAACATGGGATTTTGAAAAATGGAGATATAAGAAGGTTAACACCAAAGGAATGCTTTAGGTTGCAAGGATTTCCGGATAAATATTACGAAAGAGCAGCAAGTGTATGCTCAGATAGTCAACTGTACAAGCAAGCAGGAAATGCTGTTACTGCAAATGTTGTATATGAAATAGCAAAAAGAATGGGCTAAAAGTTGCAAAATGTCTTTTAGTATGAATATTTTTGAAGTGTTTTGTAACTCTCAAAAATGAAAATAAGGGGTGGGATAATAAAATGGATTTAAATAAAATTATGAATGATGCACTAGTGGAAATAGAAGAAAGTGGCTTTGTAGAGGAAACAGTTAAAAAAGAATTAGAAGAAACAATAAAAAGAGCTGTGAATGAAACCTTTGGAAGCTATAGTAAATTCAGAAAAAATATTGAACAACATTTAGGTGAAAATATAAATATAAATTTAGATGAATTAGATATACAAAAATACAATTTACTTGTGGCAAATGTTGTAAAAGAAAAGGTAGATGCTACGATGAAGGGGCAAGGTATTGAGCATTTAAAAAGAAACTTGGATAACATGCTTGTAGGTCTTAAGAAAGAATACAAAATGAGTGAATTATTAGAAGAATTGAAAGAAGATAAATACAACCTTGACGAGTACCCATGTGATGAAGACTGTATAACATTTATCCTTGAATCTAATTTTAATTCAGAATGGGCAAGATGGATAGACTTTGATGAGTGTCCTAATGTAAGCAGAAATAATTGTGAACATTCTATACTATTAAGAAACGATGGAACTATTGCAGCATTTAGATACCAAAACAGAGAAATATCATCAAAAGATATAATGAACGGATTTGGTAATTTTGGGGATTTATTATTTAAGATATATGCACATAACTCAAAAATTATCTTAGATTTAGGGAATGATGTAGACGATTATGACTTAACAAATGGAGAAGATTATTAAAATAGGGGATGGAACAAATGTCAAAGTATGTATTGAGATGGCAAAAAGGACTATTACTAGATGAACGCAAGATAAATTATTCATGTGGAAGTAAAGAAATGTTAAACAAAAAGCAGAACTATTAGCTAAAGATGACAAGATACTGCTTGTAACAATAGATAAAGTTGAAGAAGTTATAAAAGATACTAGAAGCCAAAAAATGGCTGAATATTTTGAGGATGAAGGGGTGGAAGTATGATAATACACAAATTTATAATACATGTTTTAGATAGGAATAGCGATACACCAATACTAAATGATTTTGAGGGTAGAGTCAGTCAAGATATTGAAGCTTTCTTTCAGAAAAAAATAAGCAAAGTATCAAGAGATAATGACATCAGAACAGCAGTATTTAATGACTATAGTAACAATCTAATTAAGAAGTGTTGTGAACAAATTATTTATGATGAAAGTTCATTTTTAAATAACTCTAAAGAGATTGCAGCTTATTTATTTGATGTTATGAAATTGAATG